TATGTTTATAGCGTTTATTTAAACGTGAAGGGTATAATTTTAAGTAAAAGAAATGTTTTTCGTCAAACTATAACTTGACAAATTGATTAAAAAAGTAAACATATAACTTGACAAAATGAAAATTAATAGAATGCAGAAACTTGAATATACCACCGACCCCGCTATTTCTTATAGCACGTGTTATAAGCAGCCTTTTCGGGTTTTGAATTGCTACGCTGGAATTGGCGGTAATCGTAAATTATGGAATGGCCAAAATATGCAAGTTACTGCCATTGAATATGATGAGAATATTGCAAAGATTTATCAAGACTTATATCCTAATGATATTGTTATAGTAGCTGATGCTCACGAATACCTTTTAAATAATTATGAAAACTTTGATTTTATATGGTGTTCGCCACCTTGCCCTACTCATTCAGTTACAAATTATTTCTTAAACGCACACGGAATAAAACGCTATCCTGATATGGCATTGTATCAGGAAATCATTTTACTACAAACTTTCTTCAAAGGAAAATTCATAGTTGAAAACGTAAAAAGTTATTATGAACCTTTGATAAAGCCACAGATAAGCGGAAGGCATTATTTTTGGGCCAACTTCAAAATACCGATGTTAAAATTTGAAAAACAAATAGGCAGAATGAGCGGAAAGAAAGCGAATTTAGGAGGTAAAATACAAGCAGAATTAAGAAGAAATAACCATAAGAAGCTCGGATTTGATTTGTTAAAATACACTGGTATTGACAAAGAAAAAGTATTAAATAATTGTGTTGCTCCCGAAATTGGACTTGCAATATTTCAAAGTGCTTTAGATATTTACGATGCTTCAAATGTAGAACAAGTTGGATTGTTTGCAGGGGTTTATTAAGGTTGCTTATAACGGTCGGTGCTTTGCGAAGGGCAAGGATTAGAAGTACAAATTTTGAATATATCACTAAACCCATTATGTTTTATACACGATGTTAGCAGTAGTACGGATTTAACCCACAAATGCTCAATCGAAGAACTGAACCTTTTTCTTTTCTTTTTTGAGCGATGGCAAAAATAATTTAGAAAAAATTTAAAAATATCAGTTTACAGACAGTAACAGAACAAGGAGATGAATATTACACTCCGAAATACATAGTGGAAATACTTATACCTTTTATGAGAAATAAAGGATTTAAAACGATATGGTGTCCTTGTGATAAGGAGTGGAGTGAATATGTAAAAGTATTTAAAAATGAAGGGTTTAATGTGATACACTCACATATTGATAATGGGCAAGACTTTTTGAATTATGAGTTAACAGAACAATATGATGCAATAATTACAAACCCACCGTTTAGTATTAAAAACAAAATATTTGAAAGGTGTATAGAATTGAATAAACCTTTTTGCCTATTGATGTCAGCTACTTCAATTCAAAGTGCAAGTTTTATAAAAATAATTTCAAAGGCAAAAGATTTTAATGTAATGATGTTTGACAAACGAATATCATATAGCGGAGATAGACCACCATTCCCAAGTTGGTATTATGCAGGAGGCTTGTTTGAAAAAACAGAATTTTATATTTACAAACAAGACCCTAAGCTCCTTTTTAAAGCGTGGGAAGAAAAAAGAAAAGAAAAAGATTTAACGCAGAAAACTTTATTCGGAGATGGAATGTAGTATTACTGTTAACTCAAAAATATACGCATGTTTATAGCGTTTAACTAAATATTAACATGCAACAAATAATCAACTTCTTATTTATAACCCTGACAATTTATATAGCCTTGTCAGGGTTATACTTTTTTTTTAAATTTATAATATCTTACCTTTCAAAATTCGGTAATTCTTAACAGAGTAATTTCCGAAATTGTCCGTTATTATATGCGCAAAGCCATGACTATAATTATTTGAGTGCGGGTTATAATCGGGAGATAGCTCACATAAACACCCAGTAGTCCAAGAAGAAATCAGATCACCTGATAAGTTAGTTTCATTGTGTTCACTAACTTTATGGACGTGACTGCAAATCATTGATTGCTTGGCTTTCAAAAACAACCCTCTAGCAGAATTTACTGGAGCCATAAATCCTCTAAAAAACAAATGTCCGTGATGGATGCTTAACTTCCCGGCCTTAATTATTGTTTTGTCATCAATTAGGTTTATGCTGAACTTTGATAGCTCAAGTCTGGCATCAAGTGAATAGTAGGGGTCATCAAATATTTCAGGAGCCTTAGCCATTAGGAAATGCTCATACCTTACATCATGATTGCCTTTGTTAAAATAGATTATCGCTTTTGGGAATTGATTTCTTAATATCCTTAAAAACTCCTTAGTAGTATCAAATTCATGCTTGACTGATCTTTTGCGCGGATCTTTTTCAAAACGACTGCACCCGTAGAAATCAATTAAATCACCATTGATTAGGATAGTGTTTATTTTCTTTTTTTTGCCGTAATCCAAGGCAGCTGTAATAGCGTCAATCGAATGATAAGGTATATGCAGGTCTGATATAAGTAAAATGTTGTTACAAGCGATTGGAAGGGTAAAAGGTACTCTGTCTTTTTCTTCGCTTTCAGGGAGTTTATAAGGGTTACTGTTATACGTTACTGGCGTAACTAATGATTTGTCTGCTAATTGGTTTCTCTTATCTTGACCAATATGACCTCTTAACCGTCTGACAGCGGATCTTACAGTATCTAAACTCGTCCAAACTAAAGGGTTTTCCTTGTAGATTTTTTTTGATAAAGTTAAGTCCCCATGATTTGGGAACTTAACTAAATACGGTTTTACAATGTCGCTCTTGTTCACCTTGTTTTCATCTTTCAATAACCCTGACAATTTACGTCACCTTATGGATCATAGTTAAACTGTTAAATCATGTTTGGATCTGTTACCGCAGTTTTGGCAATTACTCCACAAACTAATCCGATAATTAATAATTTTTCCCCGATTGAATAAAATTGCTCCAGTTCAGGAATTGCCATTAATCCAGTCCCGATTGTTCCTAAAGCAATTCCAAAATAGATCAGCTTTTTGAAATAGGCTGGAGTTTTCAATACCAACCTTCTTAATGTTTGTTTTGCGTAATTCATAATTTTATAATTTAATTGTTACCAACGTGCTTCTACATTTCTGCAATCGTAATGCACAAAGGAAGGATAAAGACCAACACCCCCCTGCATCATTTTACCCTCTTTGATTAGCTTTTTTATAATTTCTGCTAATTCTGCAGGTGTATATTTTGAAGTGACCAAATCAGCCGCCTTTGCCAACTTATGCTGACTTTTTGGACTGCCTCCGATAGACGCATTATAAAGCTCTGTACGGTACGCAGAATTTAAATGAATAGGAATACCTATGAAGTCCCGAAGTGCTTGTAGCTGCTCAGCTAATAGCCTCACATTTGCCTCTAATGCTTCCGGTACTTTAGAACCATCGTTACATTTAAACTCCCGGATGTGGAAGTTAGTAGTTAACTGCCCTTTACTCACTTTTTCTTATTTAAAATATTTTCAACTATCCCGATAATGAAATCAATGATCTTGCGTTCCAATTTAGGGAAGATTATTTTTATCACCCATCCCAATACTTTCGGAACCGCTTTTTTAATTTCAGGGATTAGATTAGTTTTAACCTCTGTTTCGATGTACTCTATTTGTTGTGCTTTCATTTTATTTTATTTGTGGCTTTTATGTAATATCTAATTGCAAAAAGACCGCTGATAATAGCGACTAAGGAAGCTATCAAAGTCACGATTGGCTGAATATCGGCAATACTTAATATTGCTCCTGATACGCTTACTAAGGTCGCTAAATCAGCGTTATTGTTTGTCATCTTTAATCTGAGGCTTTAATTGTTTAACTAATTCAGCTGCTACTGATTTAACTTGAATATGAGATGCAGTTGACTGTTCAATAACTGCCAATACTGCTTCCCATTCTTGTAACAGTAATTCAACTTTTAACTTTTGTTCTTCTGTTTGTACTTCTTCTTTGGTTTTCATTGGGTTGTTTTTTTGTCAAATATAGTTAATTATTGGGTTGTGTTTTTTCTTATATCGGCTCAGGCTTTGCATAATCTCCTATAATAGTTAAGTTTAACTGCCCTGATATCCACTCCCACGCGAAAGTGTCTGCATCCCAATCTTGATAATCTTCGCCTGACATCGTTAAATTACCAGATGCAAGTACCTCTTGATTATCGTCTAATAATCCATACCAAAAATTTGCAGAATTATTTAGTTGTAAATTAGTGCCATAAGCATTTAGAATAGTTGCTTCTTTAGTTTGCCCTTTGTCCCATATAGAGATTGACTCGATTGTTTTCATAATTAGTTATTAGTTGTTTTTGCAGTCAGATAATATGTAGTTCCATCAATTTCTATCTCAATAGTTCTGTTTTGTAATGTTGGTGTTACTGTTGCCACGTTACCGATTTTAAAAGGTTTCGCAGTACCTCCAGATGGGGCTCCAGTTGTTACCGTTGAACTAAACGTGGCTGCACCTGTGGAGCCATCTATCTTTAATCTTGCAGTTTGATTAGTAGCTAAAAATAAATCTGTTGCAGTAATAGTTCCAAAAGTTGTAGAATAAGCTGTATCACCAAATGTTAATGCAGCGACTGTTGACCCTTCAATACCCATATACAATCTACCTGATGTATTTTGCATATTCATAAACTGATACCCATTTGTAGCTGATGCTGCATTAAATATATTAGTATTGTTACCCATTGTAGAAGTAATTACATTACTAAACGAAGCACTTGTTCCTGATAATGCTTCACTAAACGTAGCTACACCAGCCGAACTTATACTCAACCTTTTTGTAGTATTCGTTGCAAAATCCAACGTATTAGCAGCTGATAAATACATTCCGTTAGTCGGAACTGTTGCACCGCTTGGAATAAAGGCCGATGCGGTTGCAGTTGAACTAAACGAAGCACTTGTTGCCTGCACTGACCCATCTGCACTATTTAATACAATAACATCTGTTTCATTATTTTGTATTCTAAGTTTATTATTATTGATTCCATTAATTAATACCTGAGATGATGTTGGTCTGTTTTGCCCGAAATTGTATATTGCATTTGGGTCCACAGCATCTTGAAAGCAACGAAAGTTTATAGTTGTTGCTTCCAATATCAGAATAGCAGTTCCCCCGGCTGAAACAATGTCTAACTGATTAATTGCTGTCTGCCTTACGTATGATGCTACTACCCCATCTGCCGACCTTTTAAACTCTACTGATCCATATACACCTGTTGCACCTATTGTAACCGGGCCTATAAAACTTGCACTTGTACCTGATAATGTACCTGTAAGCGTACCGCCTGTCAATGGCAAATAACCACTTAAAGCACCTCCATAATTTGGTATGTTTAGCGTATTTGATACAAAGGTCGCAGCACCAGAAGTCCCAGTTGTAGTTAGCGTAATTGTCCCCTGCTTACCATTGATCTGGTTTTGTACTTTACCAAAGGCTTGTAAAATAGTATCCGCTGCAACTACTGCACCACCTGTGACTGATAAGCCTGTTAATAACTTTGACGTTATCCTAGCATCCGTAACAATCCCTGCTACTGTCGTTCTATACGCTATATTATCGCCTGTTATGGCAATAGGTATTATATTAGCATCTGCAACCGATCCCGGTAGCGCAGTAAAATCCTTTAAATAAACTCCATTAATTACTGGCATATCTTTTTAAATTACAAATACATATTCATCGTTGCCGTTATCCACATACACACCTGCATTCTGCGCCCATACATAGTAGTTAATCTCGGCATCTACTATTGCGCCATATCCTGTGATAACTCCTGTAAATTTAACAAAATCTTCGCTAGTTCCGCTAATCTCTAAACTTTCTAAAAATCCCTCACCTGCATCTCCCTCATTCGTATCGGTATTAATCATTGACCAATCCATCATCGTTCTTGACCTTCCTAATGCTTTTAAATCATTCCATCCTATGATTGCCTGATCTACGGCATAAACCGCCTCAAAGTTTACAGAATAGGAATGTAACTGACCTAACTGCTTCTGCCCCATTTCCTGAGTGCTTTTGCAAGTCTTAATAAAACTGATTAATTCGCTCAAAGAATTGCTCAATAAGCAACCAACTGGCAAATCATTAATGTAAAGCATTAAGTTAGTCATAGCCTGTTATGTTTCCACTAAATTTAATAAAATCCTGAACCTGTCCAACTATCTCTAAATTTTCTATAAATCCCTGTCCTTGTTCGCCCTCTATTCCATCGCCTGTAATTTCCCAATCAATCTTAACTCTTTCAAGCGATTTTAAGCCTGTCCAAGACATTATACTGTTATCGGTAGTCATAACACCATCAAATGGTATTGAGTAGGTGTAAAGCCTTCCTAATTGAGATTGCGCGCCCGATTGAGTAGTCTTGCAAGTTCCTATAAAACTAATCTGCTCTGACCTACTAAATGAACTTAAACAACCTACTGGCATATCGTTTATATATAACATCATGGCGTTCCTTTTACTGTTACTCTAGTTGTCGCTCCGTAATCTGGTATTTTAAGATAATCCAAAGCAATCTCTGCATTTACAACCCTGCCTAAAACTGCCTTGCAGATATTTTGTTGCAAATCATAGTTTAGCGATAAATTCATAAAGTATCCATCAATTGAGTTAATCGACCATCTGGTGACGGGATTAAAGTACCCAAAGATAGAGCCTTCAAATCTAACAAATGGTCCTGCAAATAATCTCTGTTTTTCTTCAACTGCTATTCTTAGAAATTGTTTATTTGCCTCATAAGGCTCAGCTAATATGCTCTCAGATAATCCACGCCTTACCCATCCTTCTGTTAACGTAGTTTGATCATCCTGATAAATAGCACCTACGTACATTTTATTAGGACTGTCTCCATTAAATACATTGATAGTCTCTGGCACAAAAGTAAATTTGCCTGTTTGCGTAGCCGTATGTATCTCTCCAACATCATCACCAAAATCTAAAAATACGTATGCTGAAATCCTAGTATAAACAATGTTATGAGTAGTCCAAGGTGCTAATATTCTAAATGTAATATTTCCGCTAATAGGCACAGGATTAGATATAATTGTTTCTGTACCTCCAACTCCTATTTGACTATTAAGCTGATAATAATTTATGCCAGGCTGTACTGGTGTTATTGCCCAGCTTCCATCTGCCTGTAAATAATGAGTGTTTAATCCATCGTATAAACTAATGACAAAATTCATATCCGTTCCATACAAAGGATTAGGATTTTCATATTCAATAATAAACTTTACTCTTTCTTGATTTGTTATGTTAAATGTTACAGGAATTAAGTTATTGTTTTGATAATAGTTAGTCAATACCGGATAATTGCCTTCAGTAGTATAAAATATTACGCCACCAGTTGGATATAAACCTGCATACATTGTGCCTGTTTTAGTATAGCCGGGAATTATTACGGTATCACAGGGACCAATAGGATCACCTACGCAACTTCCTGCACCTGCTAAATTAGGATTAGCTAACATTTCATCCGTATTTTCAATCTTGCCATACAAATAAGACATAGACGCATTTTTATATGGTCTATCAATCATTTTCATTTGGTCTGTATTGATATGGAAGTAAGGCGCTAAAACAATGCCCTCACTCTCACCTCCTAAAGTAGCATCTAAGTCAGTAGTTATAGTTGGCTGATCATAAATCCGGTATCCATCTAAATATCTACGGAATACTAAATCACCACTTAAAGCTAGTTCAGTTGGTCTATAAATATACCATTCGCCGTCACTTTGCACAATTACCGCAGTCCATTCCTCTAGTATTGACCTTAGCACATCCTCACAATTCATTGGCGTAAACTGATCATCCTTTAAATACCGCTCAGCATTTACATAAGCCATATCAAAAGGATCATAAGAATCGCCCTGAGTCATGCTTGTTTCATAAATATTAACGCAAGTATTAAGAACTAAACTAGGTGCATCTAAACGCACTAAACAGGCTTGTATAACCTCTATAAATGTTTGCTTACCTAAATAGAAATTTCCATCATTCTGGACATAGGATAAGTTTTTAAGCAACCCTATTCCATCTACTGCATTTACAGAAATAGCATAAGGTGCAAAAGTAAATGATTCCTGACATCCATCTGGAATGATAAAGCCTTGCCAGATTAAATCATCAAAGTTTCCAGGACTTGCATAACAAACACCATTTGCATTTGCATAGGCTTGACCTTCAGCAGTAAAACCTGTATCAGCATCTGCCAAAGCCTGAGCCGCTGCCTGACTGGTAACGCTTGTATAGTTTTTAGTAAATACCTCTAAAGAACCCTCGCCAGATGCGCATGATGTTTCAAAGACAGCAGAACGGATAGCAGTATATTCTGTAGAGGAATGAGTGCTTTGCAAAAAAACATTTATATCAGTTGTAGGTATAATAGTTGT